TATGAGTGAACAAGTTAAAAATTTTATTGACAAATTGTCATTAGGACAAGCGGCTGAAGCTGGTGAGGCTTTTAAAGACGCTTTAAGAGATAAAGTAGGTGATGCTTTAGAAGCTAAAAGAAAAGAATTAGCTGGTGTGTTGTTTCAAGCACAACCACATAGTGATGCTAAACCTGAAGTTTTATCTCCTGCACCTAGAACGGAACCTGTTGTTGATGAAAAACAAAGTCAGTAGTTTAGTAAAAAAGAATAGAGTTTCAGATTCAAAGTCTTATGAAGAATTATCACCTCTTTTAAAAGAGACTGTTAAGGATCTCATTAAAAATATAGATAATGGACAAAAAGATATTATAAAAAGATTTGAAAATTCGGTAGAAAAAGTTTGTAAATCACACAATGTAAATCAACATGATTTGTATTGTTATTTTGAAAAAGAAATAAAAGAACAATTAGGAGTAAAATAAAATGGCAACATATATTGCTAAAGGCGCATTAGTAAGTAACCCAAGTGCTAATAATATAGGATCAGCACACTTTGTTTATTGTGTGGCAACATCAGCTGCACAAACTGTTATAGTAAAAGATGCTGATACTAATACATTAGGAGAAATTTATCTAGCATTGACCGGTGATTCTGTTACTATAGAAAAAGCACCATCTGATACTATTACATTAGCAGCTGGTAAAGCTAGTGCTGTTGGTTCACCAAGAAGTTAGTATTTTATAAATAGTAAGTAACTAAGAGGGAAAATGAGACTTATAAGAGAAGAAATAAATGACGCTCAATATATCATAGAAGAAGTTGATGGCGGTAAGAAAAACTATTCAATTAAAGGTATCTTTTTGCAAGGAGATATTAAAAACCGTAACGGTAGAGTATATCCAACCAACGTACTTCATAAAGAAGTTACTAGATACAATAAAGAATTTATCAATAAAAATAGAGCATTCGGCGAACTAGGTCATCCAGAAGGACCAACTGTTAATTTAGAGAGAGTATCTCACATGATTAAAAAGTTATATCCAGAAGGAAAAAACTATATCGGTGAAGCAAAAATTATGGATACTCCATACGGTAAGATCGTAAAAAATCTTATTGATGAGGGTGCTAAACTTGGTGTTTCATCAAGAGGTATGGGTTCCTTAGTACAAAAAAATGGCCATCACTATGTAGGAGAAGATTTCTACTTAGCTACGGCCGCTGACATTGTGGCAGATCCATCTGCTCCAGATGCTTTCGTAGAAGGTATTATGGAAGGAAAAGAGTGGGTTTGGAACAATGGAATCCTTGTGGAACAAGACGTTGCCGCATGGAAACAAGAACTAATTAAGACTAAAAGAATTGAATTAGCTGAGAAAAAAGCAAGTGTATTCAAGGATTTTTTAAGTAAATTATAATAGAAAACATAACAATTATAAATATCACTATAAAAAGAGATATTTTTAATTCGAATTAAAAAATAAAGGAGATTTTACAAATGGCTACAGAAAACAATGTAGAAACGAAGCAAACAATAGTTGAAGCAGAAGCTACAACTGTCGCTGATGCTCCAAAGAAAAACGCTGTAGCGGCTGAACCAACTCATCTTAAAAATGATGCGGAAGATTTAGGTGCTGCTGTTACTAGTCCTTCGGACACGCTTCCAGATTCTACAAAAAATAATAAAAAAGTTTCAGACGCTGTTAATGCAAAAGCTGCGGATGTTGACGCTAGTAAAAAATCAGATACAGAAGCTGGTGTTACTAAAGTTGCAACTCCTGGTGAAACATTAAAAGTAGAAGAAAAAGAAATGGATCTATCTGATGATGTTAAAGCATTGATCGGAGACGAAAAATTAACTGAAGAATTTAAAGCAAAAGCTAAAACTATTTTTGAAGCCGCTGTTAAGTCAAGACTTAAAGAGGAAAAAGCAAAAGTAGAAGTAGAATATGCTTCTAAACTTAAATCAGAACTTGATGCTACTAAAGCAGAACTTGTTGAAAAAGTTGATTCATACTTAAACTACGTAGTTGAAGAATGGATGAAATCAAACGAGATCGCTGTTGAAAGAGGCATTAAAGGCGAAATCGCTGAGGACTTCATTACTGGTCTTAAAAAATTATTTGAAGATCATTACATAAATGTACCAGACGAAAAATATGACGTGTTAGAAGATCAAGCTTCTAAAATCGAAGAGCTTAACAAGAAATTGAACGAGCAAATCGAGTCTAACGTTAAATTAAATTCTGAAATCGGCAAACTTACTAGAAAAGATATAATTGCTGATGTTGCATCTGGATTAACAGATACAAATAAAGAAAAGTTTAATAAGTTAGCAGAAGAAATTGAATACTCTAATGCTACAGAGTTTAAAAATAAAGTATCGACTATTAAAGAGTCATACTTTACAACAAAAGAAATTTCATCTAAGGGTGGAATAGATAACGTTGCCGAAGGCGAAACAACTAACGTTGAATTGTCATCTTCTATGACTGCTTATGCGGCCGCTATCAGTAAAACAAAAGACTCAATTAATTTGAGTTTTAAAAAATAAAGGGAGAAAAAAAAAGATATGTACTTATCTGAACAATTAGTTAAAAAATGGCAACCGATTCTTGAACATCCTGAACTCCCAAAAGTAACGGATAGTTATAAGAGAGCGGTTACCGCTGTTATCTTGGAAAACCAAGAAAGAGCAATTAAAGAAGATAGAGCATTTATGTCTGAGTCTGCTCCGCAGAACTCTACAGATGCTTCTTACGTTCAAAACTGGGATCCAATTATGATCTCTTTAGTAAGAAGAGCAATGCCGAATCTAATCGCATATGATATTTGCGGTGTACAACCAATGACTGGTCCAACTGGACTAATCTTCGCTATGAGAGCAAAATATTCTTCTCAAAGTGCTGCTGCTGAAGCATTATTCGATGCTGCGGACACAGACTTCTCAGGAAGAAACGCTGCTGGTTCTTCAACAGGTGGATTCTCATCTACTGCTGATTCAGGAACTAATCCAGGTTTATTAAATGACAGCCCTGCTGGCACTTATACAACTGGTACAGGAATGACGACTGCTGCTGCTGAAGCACTAGGCGACGCTGCTGGAAATAGCTTTGCTGAAATGGCATTTTCAATCGAGAAATCGACTGTAACTGCTAAATCAAGAGCTCTTAAAGCTGAATACACTATGGAATTAGCACAAGATTTAAAAGCTATCCATGGTTTAGATGCTGAAACAGAACTTGCGAATATTTTATCTGCTGAGATCCTTGCGGAAATCAATAGAGAAATCGTAAGAACTATTTACATCAATTCAGAAAAAGGTGCTCAAACTGGTAACGTAACAACTGCTGGAATTTTCGATTTAGACACTGACTCAAATGGTCGTTGGTCTGTTGAAAGATTCAAAGGTTTAATGTTCCAAGTTGAAAGAGAAGCAAACTCAATCGCACAAAGAACACGTAGAGGAAAAGGTAACATCTTGATCACGTCAAGTGATGTTGCTTCTGCTTTACAAATGGCTGGTGTATTAGATTACGCTCCTGCGTTAAACAACAATTTAAACGTTGATGACACAGGTAACACATTTGCTGGTATTTTAAATGGTAGATATAAAGTTTATATCGATCCATATTCAGCAAACTCAACAGCTAAACAATACTTTGTAGTTGGATATAAAGGTTCGTCTCAGTACGATGCCGGTATATTCTATTGTCCATACGTTCCACTTCAAATGGTGAGAGCTGTTGGTCAAGACACGTTCCAACCGAAAATCGGATTTAAAACTCGATACGGTATCCAAGCTAACCCATTCGCTGAAGCAGGTGCTTCAACTCAAAATGCGGTTATCAATGGTGCAGGATCTGCTAACGCAAACAGATACTACAGAAAAGTTCAAGTAGCTAACTTAATGTAATCTACTTGTTACTTCTTAGTAACACAATTAAAGAGACGGTCTAAACAACCGTCTCTTTTTTTTTGGGGACATTGACAAATGTCAAACTATACTATATAATAATACTATGATTGAAAACATGTATAAAATTTTAAATATTCCTGTTGTGCCAGAAGAATTTTTGGATTTTGAATTTACTCCTTTTAAAAAAGTGGATGTTGGATATGGTAATAAACACTTTAAGAACGGTAAAGAATTAATACCGTGTCTTTATTCAATGGGTAACATTACACATACACCTTTGGTGAAATGGATTGAAAAGAATTTGCCTGGCGTTACCACAGATATGATGAAGATACAAGCTGCAACTCCAGGAACTCATATAGTACATTCTGATCTAAAGAGATTGTGGTCTTTAGTTTACGTTATTGAAACAGGAGGTGATGCTATTACTTCATGGTATAAAGAAAATGGAAAATCTCTAAGTAGAACAAAAACTTGTCTTGGTTTTGGCCAAAGTGATACTGGATTTGTTGATTATAATGATTTAACTGTTATTGATAGTGTTAAAATTAAAAAAAATCAGTGGGCGTTATTAAGAGTTGATGTATTACATGATGTAGATAATATCACAAGTATTCGTAAAGGTATTACTATAAGTTTTTATCCAGACAAGTTACAAATTTTAGATAACCTTTTAAAAGTAACATAAATAGTATTATGACAACCGTAAATGCGTTTTCCAGACAACCAACTAAAATAGATTATGCTAGTCCCACACAGTTTAAATTTAATATAATTAAACTACCAAAAGTAGAATATTTTTGTACGGCCATTAATGTACCAGGAATTTCATTAGGTTTTATACAACAACAAAACCCTTTAAAAGATATACCAGTACCTGGTGAAAAATTAACTTATGCTGATTTGACAATGTCATTCTTAGTAGATGAAAATCTATTAAACTATCAAGAGATACATGGTTGGTTAACTGGCCTTGGTTTTCCAAGAGACAACACACAGTTTCAGGCCCTTTCCAATGCAGGCGTAGATCGTTTTCCTACTAGCAAAGGAAGTGTTAGCACAGAGATTGGAAAAGTTAAATATGGCGCTCCTAATGCAGGAGGAACTCTATCCGACGCAACTTTAATGATACTTACAAATAAAAACAACCCTGTTACAGAAGTAAGATTTAGTGATGTATTTCCTATATCTTTGAGTGGTTTAAATTACAATCAACAAGCAACTGATATTCAATACTTAACAGCAGACGTTACATTCAAATATAAGATATATGAATTTGCTAACGTAGGTGCATCCAATACTACAGAAGTTGTTTCCTAATACTTGATTTTTTATTAGTTTTGTGATATATTATATTAATGGATTTAGAACAATTACAAATAGAAGCAGACAAAGATTTAAAAATAAATGATATTGAATTAGATTTAGAATCTTTAAAGACGCCACAATTACATAATAAATATTTAAAACACTATACAAAGTTTAAGTTACTTTTGACACGTACGGAAGATGAGTTGAAAATTATAAAACGTGATAAGTGGGAATATTATACAGGTAAAGCCGCTCCTCAGGTCTATCAATTAAAACCTTTCAATTTTAAAATATTAAAAACAGACATAGACAAGTATATTGAAGCTGATGAGGATATACAAAAGTTAACACAAAAGGTGGCCTATTTAAATACCGTTGTGGATTTTTTGGACAGAACATTAAGAATTATAGTTAATAGAACATACGTTATTAAAAATGCAATTGAGTGGAAAAGATTTACTTCTGGAGCCATTTAATGTACCTAGAAAATGCTCATTGTATTTCTATTGCTCGTTTTGATAAATCTTTTTGTAATAACATCATTACACTTGCTGAAAAAAATGCTTTGGCATTGGCTGAGTTGGATTCAAAACTAGGCAATAAAAAAATTAGAAATTCTAAAGTAGTTTTTTTAAATGATGATAATTTAAATCAAATTTTAAGGACAGTTCTTGATGAACACAATAAAAGTGCTAAGTGGAATTTTAATATTAAAGAATTTGAACCTTTGCAATATACTGTTTATAATGTTGATGACCATTACGATTGGCATATAGATTCACATCCTTATGTTTATCCTAATGGTATGATAAGAAAATTAAGTTTTACATTGTGTTTGAATGAAGATTATGAAGGAGGTGAATTTGAAATATCAAACCCAAATCCAAATCCTTTGAAACACATTAATACAAAATTTAAAGACAAGTTTACTACTGGAACATTAATATCATTTCCTTCTTTTGTGTGGCATAAAGTAAATCCTGTTACGTTTGGTACAAGAAAAGTATTGGTGGGGTGGGCAGTTGGTTCTCAATTTGTTTAACCATGACACTTACAAAATATATAATCATAGATAAAAAAAACGAAGTATATATTAAAATAGAAGCAGAAGATGCTATTCGTAGAGATTTGTCTGAATATTTTACATTTGAGGTACCAGGTTATAAATTTACACCTCAGTTTAGAAATCGTTTTTGGGACGGTAAAATAAGATTATTTTCTTATGCAACTGGCCAAATATTTGCAGGTCTTTATCCATACGTTGTTAAGTGGTGTCAAGACAATAAAATACAAGTGGTTGATGGCACCAAAATAAAAGATGTAGAGGTAGATAAAAAGTTGGTAGATAAATTTGTTTCTGGCTTAAAAATACCAATGGAAATAAGAGATTATCAGAAACAGGCCTTTGTACATGCGTTACAAAAAAGTCGTTGTTTATTATTGTCTCCTACAGCATCTGGTAAATCATTGATAGTTTATATGTTAGTAAGATTTAATATATTGAGATTAAAAGACAAACCAAATAATAAGATATTAATTATAGTACCTACTACATCTTTAGTTGAACAGTTATTCAAGGACTTTAAGGATTATGGTTGGAATCCTGATAAAAATGTTCATAGAATATATCAAGGCCACGATAAAGAAACCGATAAGAATGTGGTGATATCTACTTGGCAATCAATCTATAATATGCCTAAGAAATGGTTTAAATCTTTTGGTGTGGTAATGGGAGATGAGTGTCATTTGTTTAAGGCCGTTTCTTTAAGTAAGATAATGACTAAACTAGAAGATTGCAAATATAGAATAGGTCTTACAGGTACTTTAGATGGTACTAAAACAAATAAACTCGTATTAGAAGGATTGTTTGGTGCTGTTAATAAGGTTACATCAACTGCTGAATTACAAGAGAAAAAACAATTAGCTGATTTAAAAATTATCTGTTTGGTATTACAACACGACCAATATTCAAAACACTTTTTAAAAGATAAAAGTTATCAAGAAGAAATGGATTTCTTAGTATCTAATGATAAGAGAAACAAATATATACGTAATCTATGTTTGGATTTAAAAGGTAATTCTTTAGTATTGTTTCAATATGTAGAAAAACATGGTGTTATATTAAAACAACTTATAGAAGATAAAGTTGAGGATAGAAAGATATTTTTCGTTCATGGTGGTGTGGAAGCCGAAGAAAGAGAAAAGATTAGATTTATAACTGAGAAGTCAGATAATGCGATTATAATCGCCAGTTACGGAACGTTTAGTACTGGTATTAATATAAGAAACTTACATAACATTGTTTTTGCAAGTCCAAGTAAATCTCGAATAAGAAATTTACAGTCTATTGGTAGAGGACTTCGTTTAAAAGATAATAATTCGGCCGCTACTCTGTATGATATAGCAGATGATCTTTCTTATAATGGAAAAGAGAACTACACTTTACAACATTTTAGAGAAAGGATTAACATTTATACTTCTGAAAACTTTAACTATGAAATACATAACATAGAACTAATAAATAATAATAACAATGAACCAGATAAAAATAATAAAACTAATTAATGGTGATGACATTGTTTGTAGTCTGGCTAAAGAACAGTTGCCAGATAAAACTCCATTATTGCGTATAGATAAACCTTTACAAATTAAATACGTATCTCAACTAACAACAAGAGGTCTTAAAGATTATATAGCTCTTATTAAATGGGCGGCCTATACCAATGATATAATCATAAC